AAGCACACTAAATCCATGTCGACTAAAGCTTTCATTATAATGGAATATCGTCTTCCATATCTGCAACTGAATTAGCAGAATTGTTATCCATTACAAAGTTCTCAAACTCTTTAGCCATACCTAGAATCTCTGATACTGATGGTCTTTTACCTTCAGCAGTTAGAGCAGTAATAGCAGAAGAGATAGAAGATTGTCTTACGATCATAACTTGACGTTGTGCTCGTTCTTCTTTAGTTTCATAGTTACTACCTGTTACTCGAGTGGTAGCTTTTGTATTACCTGTATTACTTGTAGCTTGTGCTATTTGATCAGCACCAATGCTAACCCACTGCCAATACCCATTGTCATCCTTCTGAGTATTAACATCAACTACATCACCCTTCTTCCACTCTTTAGCTTGTTTAAACACATCAGGATTACTGAATGACATTAGCTTCTTAGATTGAACTTGACCACTATCATTCTTGTATGTTACTTCCATTGACTGATATGATCTACCATTTTTAGTAGCATGGCTACTCATTTGTCCTACATCAATTACTGTGATTTGCATTTATAATCTCCATATCACCCCATGTTTGTCCAACTTGACATTCGACTCTCATAGGTAAATTAAATTCTATTCCAAATAACCTACTAAAATTATCAGGAATATCCTCGAAACATTTATCAACTATGTTGACCAATGTAACATTATCCCATACTTTTGGATCAAAGTCAAGGATAATTGAATCGTGAACAGTATTCACCATCTTCACTCCATCACGACCTTTAAGACGATTCCTCAATGATACTCGAGCTATCGCCATTAAATCTGCACCTAGTCCTTGAACTGGATAATTTAATATCTTTGTTCGAGGATACTTCATCTTACCATACTTAATCTCAGGCTCATAAAAGTAAGTTCGTCCTGTTGGCATGATAAGTTTATGATCTCTTGTAGCTTTAAATACAATCTCTTCGTGCCACTGATAGAGTTGTTTGTATTTACCATAGAATTCTTTAATAATCTTTTCCCAATAGTCTTCATTACCTACATCTTTGAAGTTAGGATCATTAGCATAAGACCAGGCACTGCCTCCATAGATCAATCTAAATACGAATGTCTTTGCAATCAATCTACTAGGTAATCCAAACCTCTTCTGATTATCAGAGTGCATGTCTGTGCCTTGCCATATCTCATCAATCGCTACTTGATCTTGAGACAGATAACTAGCACCTACCCACTCTAGTTGTTTTGCATCTGCTTGTAATAACATATCAATAATGCTTTGCTAACCACTTAACAATCTGTTCAGTGGAGTAATCATTAAGATGTTCCATGACGATCTCAACACCTACTTCTTGAATGATTGTGTTTATGTCATTAACTGTATGCACTACATACGCTTCTTCCTGATCTGATTGAAGTTGCATACCCTCATCATAATCAGGTGTGTAATTGTCACTGTTCATACTGCCTCCTTATATCTTGATAATAATAGACCTTTGATTTCACTATCAAAGTTCTGTAAATTAGGTTTACTACTTGATAGTCTACCTGTTCTTGCTACGCACTGGTTAAGTTGACCATAGATGTGTCCTCGTTCCCAGTTTTGTTCTGTAATCAAATTAACTAAACCTTTATAGTATGCTGTCATTCTCTTCTCTAAAACGGCTCTTGTCAATATGATTTTGATAACTTCTGATGCTTTCTTCGATCCTGCTAAACTACGAAGTGTTTGTTCATCAGTAGAAAATAATCCTTCCTTCTCTAGTTCTGATCCTTTTAATGGTTTAACAAGTCTAGGAAATTCAATTTCTTTGTCAATCCATCTAAGTCTTACCTGTCCTTGTTTTTGTCCTGACTTGTATACCCCATCAGGTTCCTGAATACGGAACTTAATTGAACCACCATAAAGTAAGGCACTGACATGATCAACACTACTGGGATTAAAAAGGTCAAAGTTATGGAATGTATAAAGTCTTTTATCAAGTTTAGCAATCTGTTCCTCCAATTCGTTACCTAAGATCTCTGATTTATCCTGATCGTATAAGACACCATTAAACTCCATTTCCTCAAGAACAAGTAAGTCCTGATTGTGTAAGCTGATTAGTCTTTTAAGATGTGAGTTAGCCTCAAGATCTTCTAACTGTTTTAAATATACTTGCTCTGTAAGATCTAAATCTTTCTGCAAATACTCCTCTAGAATATCACGAGGAATCTCATTAGTATCAATGCCATTCTTCCAATACTCTTCTTTAACTACGTCTAGTTTAGTCTCTAGTCCATAGTGTTCACAAACTTGATTCAAACTAGGATATGGTTTTGATTGACCTGTTAGCATGAAATGAACTAACTGACAATCCCATATTCTCTTTTCTTGAAAGTCTATGCCATATTTACGAATCCAATGTAAATCAAATTTAATATTGAATCCTACAAGCATATCATGATTGTTGATGACCGACTGAACACGATCAAGATCATCACGATATGGATGTTCTGTATACTCGATGTCATAGATACCATTGTCTTTGAGACCTATGAGACAGAGCTTGTTTAAACGACTGAAGGGATTACCCTTATTCTGAATCGTTGTCTCTACGTCTAGCGTTAGATGTTTCATTCTTACAAACCCCTTTTAGATTAAATTCACCAAACCCTGACTCGACTCCACACCACCATTTCTTGTCAAAGTATATTACAGCCTTACTACCACACACATTACATTTTACATTAGATATCTTCATAACGAGCAACCTCAGGTCTGATAAGAACCTGTGTAGAACCATGTCTTAACTCAGGTAGAGTGTCGACATCCCCTATCAGTTTGTTCTTACAAATGTTTAAGAAACGAAGTCTTGATGTATTGTCTTGTTCTTTACCAATACCAAGAATCCAATCTGCCTCGCCTTGCTTACCTGTTTTAGAACCATCTACCATGTCCATTGTAAGCCATAACTTACCCTCAGCCTCACCACTAGCCTGAGATACTGCAATCACTGGGGCATATCTCTTTGCTATTTCCCTTGCCCATTGATAAATCGCCTTAAGCTCCAAGTCGTTACGATCAGCTTTAAAGCCTTTGATCTTATCGATCTGATCGAAAATAATCAAGGCAGGGGTAGATTCCTTGAGTATTGCATCGATCCTTGAAGCTCGAGACGAATCATCAAAATCGTAAATCTTAATTCGTCCTCCACCTAGAGAAATAAACTTCTCTTGATTGTGTTCTTTGTCATTGAAGAGTGGATCTAATTCTAATCCAAGCATAGCTTGAAAGCATCGTATAGCTACTTTCTTACCTTGTTCTTCGTTGTTGAACCAAATAATTTCACCCTCTGTTTGTTGAACCATCTTTGTTACTTCACTAGCTAAGAATGTTGTCTTACCTGTTTCTGGTCTTGCGAAGATAAAACCAAAATCACCTTTTCTGAGTGAACCTAGTGCTTGGTTTAGCCATTTCAATCTCCATCGTAATCCAGGAGTTTCTATCTGAGAGTCATAGAGTTCGTTCAGATCCATGATAACTTCCTGTGCCTCATCTGCCTCAATCTGTGAGTGGTCGAACTCGTCATAAATCTTGTGGAGTTCCTCGATGTCTGCCTTGCCATCCTCTACATCGAGAGCAATACGAGCAATCTCACCTGAGAGACATCTCTTACGATGTTCTTCGAGTAAGTCTATAACTGCTTCAGGGTTTGTGATTTCAATAGCGAAGATGTCTTCGATCAGAGAAGTGATCTCTTTTCGTTCCATCTCGTTTAGGAGGTAGTTAGAATTGTATGCTAATTCTAATTCAGATTTATTAATATTATTATTATTAATATATTTATTATAATAATTATTTATAATAATAAATAATTTATATATATTAATATAATTAATTTTAATATAATTAATATTAACATATTTATAAAACTTTGTAAAGAGATTTCTATCTTCACAAAATAACTTGATTATCTGCTTTTCAACCATTCTACAATTTCCCCTTTTGTATATTCTTTTGGATCTTTATCGGTAACGATCACTCTACTGTCTAATCCTCTGCTTGTCAACTTCCTCTTGATTCTCAGAGCATTCAGTGCTTTGTCTCGATCAAGCCAAACTGCAACCTGTTTAAACGACTCTACGATTTGATTCTCGAATTCGTAAGAGAG